AACCGTAGGAAGGCTAAACAATCATTTTGGCAGCAAGTATGGGAGAGGGTTAAAGGGGCTTTTTAAGCCCCTTTTTCCTATGCTAATATTGCCGCTGCTGCCTCACGCTTACGTTGCTGCTTTTCCTCATCAACAATATAATGACCATACTGCTTGCGCGTAAAGTTAGCGTTTGTATGACCCATTGATTCGGAAACCTCTGCCCAATTTGCTCCAAGCTGATCAATCAAGTTACTTGCAAAAGCATGGCGCAAATCACTCCACACAAATCTCAATGGCTTGCCTGTTTCATCAACAAAAGGGCAATTCAATCGAAACGGCTCACAAATGTCTGTAAAGTCGTTTTTACGCAACGGTGTGCCTGCATCACATGGGAATATATAATGGTCAGCTTCTGTAAACTTTGTGCTAGTTCTGTGCTGGTCAAGCATCTGACAAATCACTGAAGGCAGTTCAATGTCACGATCCTGTGACTGATCTGTTTTCGCCTTGCCCCGTTTCTGAGTTCCATGTTTGATTGCACCAGACACTCTTATCATTTGCCTGTTAGGGCTGTAATCACTCCATTTGAAGGCTCTCAATTCACCCTGGCGACAGCCGCAAGTAAGAGACAACTGCAACATCAACTGAAGTGTTTTTGGATGTATTCGCGGCCTCTTACATTGACCAGCAGATGTACGGCCCGAATTTGTATAGGCTTCTGTGTAAGCTGTTAGTCCCGCAGTTTGCAACCACCTCACAAACTCTTTTTGAACGCGAGGTGCGCGGCTATCAACTTTAGACTTAACAGGCAGTTTCATTTTTTCGAGTGGATTAAAGTCTATCCAGCCTGAAATAGCAGCATGTTGCAGGAACTTGCCCCAATGCTTCCGCCGCCTTTCCATAGTATCAATGCTCCGACCTTCAGCAGTGATGGCCCTAGTTGCAGTGTTTTTGAAAGATATACGCGCTACTTTACTGCCTAAATATTCCATCTGGTGTTTGCCTACAGCCGTGCCCTCAAAAACAATTTTTTGCAGCAACTGAAGGTTATGTATTTGCTCTTGATGATATGGCTCTGTCTGCATCAGTTTTTCTTGTTCCAAATAAACACTAATCGCATCATTCACAGAAAACAGCTCAGTGACGATATCATCCTTTGAGGGTAAACCAAGTTGAAATCTTGCAAGCATCCTTGCCGCTTCTGCCTCTGCTTCTGGCCTTGTTTTAAAACCACCCTCTTTATCTGACAGCCCTATGCGCGTTGCGTTGATACACCACTTTTGGTTGTCTTTTCTTTGCTTTACAATCAAGGCTTTCATGCTTCTCTCCCGTGTAAAATTGACTCTTCTACACCATAACCTTAACACATTGCGTCAAGGTTTACAAGATTTTGCCATGAAAAACTAGACTAAAACTAGACTAAAAACAAAAAAATAGCCCCCAGCCTTAAGGGCCAGGGGCTTATAACTTATTGTAATTATTTGCTAAATAGTGTGGCATCCCGTACGGGATTCGAACCCGTGTTGCCGCCGTGAAAGCTCGGTTTTAGGCGGTATCTGGTGGTATTTTCAGCAGTTTTAGGGGACTGATTGAGACGCTATGGGAGCCTGTGGTAGCCCACGGCCTGGACTAAACTGGACGAGATTTACCGTGCCGATCAGGTGAAGGTCGCCACGTTGGTCGGCTTGCCGCCAACACCCTGTCGCTTTGCCCTTTTTCTACTTACGGCTGAATCACGTTGTGCCTTGGTCATGCGTCCAGCTTTAGCAGCGGGAACGCATTTTGGATATTTGCGTTTACTGCCCTTTGACGATCCACGCCCACACTTTTCAAACCCGCCGCCTTTTTTAGGCGCACCGATATCTACCCAATCTTCACGAAACCATTTTTTCAAACTCATGCTGGTTTCTTCCCGCTGTATCTGCCACCGCGCTTTTTGTATTCCTTAACCAGCCAGGCGTTTGCGTAAGCTGAAGGGTAGACATCAAACTTGCGTTTTGCCGCAGCCTTGACCCTTGAATACAAAGCAGGGTTTGTGGGTTTTGGCCCACTGGTCTTTTTCTTTTTAGGCATATCTCATGCCTCTTTTCATTTTCTTCTTTTTTGCCGCTGCCTTTACAGGCTTTGCTTTTTTCTTCATGGCAGGGGTTTTGTACTTCATTCCAGGCATGTCACTCTCCTACTTGCCGACTTTACGCATCGCCACTCGATGCGCTTCTGTAAATGTCTTTCCCGCTCGCATAGACCGCCTCATATCAGCCATGTGCTTTGCGGTGTGATGGACGCTGTGACGCTTCAAAGCAGCTTGCTGCCGCTTTGTTAAAGCCTTGGGCTTCTTCATAACTATGCTCTCCTTGATTTTTTACCCGAACATTTCCAACGCTTGCGCGACAACCTCAGAGGGCTGTTTGGATTTTTTGCTGCCTTTGGGTTTTTCTTCATCTGCCCAAAAGAACGCGCACAATAGCTATCACCCTTGCTTGTGCCTGGTCGAACTCTTGGGCCGCCGCCTTTTGCTTTGCCAGCCTGCCCATAGGACACCTTCTTACCACTGGCTGTAATCTTCACCTTTGCCTTACCCTTAGCTGGTTTTGCTCTAGCCATCCTTTAACAACCCCTGGCGATAGCCTCTAGCCTTGCTGTAGGTCAGCGTTTCTTTACGGCCTTTGTCTGCGTATGAGCAATGAACCCAGCCAGAATTGCCGCCCTCATAACACTCAAGAATCAACTGATCAAAAGGCAGATTTTGTTCTATCCACACAGCCAGGTCATAGTTGTCTACCATCGGCACTTCAAAGTCAGCGGCTGCGTGTTTGCCATCTGTGCAACAATGCTGTGACGTTGGCTTAGAACCAATAGCGGCACATAGCTCAGGGCTTCTAAACCCAGATGAAACCATGAACGGGCCGTGAACGTCCCTGACAGGCTGCAAAATGTATTTGCACAGCTTTTCCAACGCTTCAATCTCGTCTGTGTTAGGCAAATTGGGTATGCCGCGCCGTGACGCTGTGTGGCTCTTAACAAGCTCGTCCAGCGTGAAGTTTGCCGACAACTTCATTTTTTGCCGCCTTTGACTTTGCCAACTACGCCCTCAATCATTCCGCCCCCAAAATAAAACGCCAGAATAGTCAACATCGCTTCACCTAGATAAAAGTCGTCAATAACTTGTTTGACTTCCGGTATGTTTGTTTGGCCCATGAGGGTCATTACAAGAACCAGAAAGAATGATGATAGAAAGGTTGCAGTAAACATCAGGGCCAAATAACGCTGGGCCACCTTAAATGGTTGGTAAGCAGCCATTGTGTCTATTTTGGCTTGTGCTTTTACGCGCTCTATTTCTTCATCTGAGGTATGCACCTGGTCAATTAAGTCCATACCTTTTTCGATTACCTTGGCGTTGCCCAGGATGCTTGTTAGTATGCCAATCATTAGCTTTCATCCTTTTTGTTGACCAAAGCGGGGTAGCATTGAAATAAAATTTTATAGTGTTCGTTATTGTTGTGATGGTTCCAGCTTTGTGCGTTTGCTAACTGCTCACACTGCGTCTGGCTGAAGGTTTGTTTTAAAACTGATTGGTTGCCTATAAAAACCCATTCAATTCCTGTGTGGCCCCACATTGAGATCACCAGAACAAACTCTTTCACTTTCTGTCCATCCAGCTTGTAAACCCCATATATGCACCAACAACACCCGACAGGCTGATGTATAACAAAGGGCTAATTTCCTTAAGCAACATTATTCTTGAATCAGGAATGAAAGGCATAAAAAGCAAAAGCGTATATACACCCATGCCCATTAACGAATAACGCGCCAACCGCAACTGCGCCAAGTGCTTACGGCTTTTATCCTCTGTTTCTTGGATTTTTTCAGCGCGTGCTATTTCTGCGTCTGACACAACACCATCAGCATCGAGGTCATACTTTTCAAAATCACTCGATGGCTCTAACTTTTTCTGGGTCATTGTTGGCCCATCAAATTTGCCTGAAGATTCAGCATAAATGCGTTTACAGCCTCTGCAAGTTCACCATCTTTGCCAGGTAAAGCAGCTAATCTGCCGAACTGAATAGATAGTGGGTTTACACCAGCATTTGCTGCTTGTGCTGATGTTTTAAGCCACCGCAAAAACTTGGGGCTAGTCATTAATTTAGCCGCATAACGTGGTGCTAAAATTGTAGGTACAGCCGCTGCCAACGCTGTTTGGCCTGCCTCTGGAAACCCAAAAAGAAACAAACCACCAGATGCAGCCAGAGGGCCAAGTTGTGATAATCCTGCAACTACATTACCTGTGCGCGATCTGTTGTCCAAAGCAGAGCGTTCTGCTGAAACCTTAGCAAGCCTTGCTAGGCTGTCTAATTCTTTTGCAGCCTCTTTAAAACGAGGTGAGCCAAATAAAATTCGCTTGGCGTTTTTATCCATACGCTGCCAGTTTGTTAGAAATGTATTTGCTGACCATTCTGCGCCCTCTGAGGCGTTGCCCCTGTACCCTAACTGTGAAAGTACGCTTGCGCTTACAGCGTCGCGCTCATCGCGTTTTAAATTAGCAAACACTTGTTTAATGCGTTGACCGCCTTTTTGTTGCCCAAACAAGGCAAAATCGAAAACCTGACTGTCCAAATTCTTTTTTTGTATGCTCTCAATAAGCGGTAGATTTTCGCCTGCATTGAATTTGGTGTATCTATCAGCCTTGTCTAACAACCGCTTGGCTTGTGGACTAGCTGAAGACACGGCGGCTGCGATATCATCTGATAAGGCTGCATAAATGCTGGGCAATCGCTCATCGCCAGCTTTATATACTTTGATGCTACCTGGCGTTGGCCTGCCAATGGTTTTTCCAATGTTGGTTCTAATGGCTCGCAAAGTTTGCAAGGGCAAAGTGCCGCCAGCTTGTTGAGCATCTTTTAGCACCGTATCAATTTGTTGGATTGCTGGGCCTAAAATGCTTTTCAAAGTTGCAGGTGCTTGTGCGAGCTCTGTTTCTAACTCAGCTTTCAACGCTCTGACTTTGCCAAGTGGAACAGTTATTTCACCAGCCGCATCATAAGCTGCATCGTATAACTCTGTTTTTTTAGCTTGAATTCTGTCAAAAGCTGCTTGTGTGCCAGAACGTATTACAGAGCCAACTTCCTCTTTACTGCCTGCTGGTGCGCCAAACTTACGGGCTATTTTTTCGTTTTGATCAGCAAGTTGCCGTGCCAGCTTATCGCGGCTTTCTCCGATAATATCGGCTGCAAACAAAGTTGTACCTAAAGTTTCTTCAAGGTTTGCAACAGACGGCCTGCCTGTTAGTGTTGCTGCCGTGCCTTCAATGCCTAAACTCGCCATGTCTTCGGCGCGTTGTCCTGGGCCAATGCCAGATAACCGTTGTAAACCTCTCTGCACAGCAGTGTTTACGCTTCGTGTGGCTGCGTCACCAATACGGCCCCCTGCAAACTCGACAGCTAAATTTTGCGCTGTTTGGCCTGCCTGCTCAACAGGGCCACCCCTGTTTATGCCACCAGGGGTCATGAATGAAACAGTTTGATCATAAATATTGCCAGCAGTTTCCGCGCCCAAAGCAGCCGCTAATGGCACAGTGTAAATTTCTTCTGGCGTTGCGACTTGCGGCCCTGCCTGCCCTGCAAGAACGGCTGTTGCAGTGCCTAGTCCCCCGCCAATCATCGAGGCAACGTCACGCCCACTTTCAACAATGTCGCCTACATCCACGCGAGGGGGAAAAACCGATTGAATAAAGCCAGGTGGATCAACCAGTTTCATTTTACCTTCATCTAAATAGAAAAGCTGATCTGGGCCGCCTAAATCATTCATTTTCAACTTAGGATTTGCAGCAATAAATTCTTCAGCCGTAAACACTTGTGGAAAATATCTTGATAAGATTGATTTGCGTTGGTTTTTTGGCGCAGATGCTAGTTGCTGGCGAATTGCAATCGGTGCGCCTGATTGGTCAATTTGTGCTTTTGCCATTTTATTGTGTCCCTGGAATATTCACCATAGAAGAGGAAGCTGTTGCTGGTGCGCTTGCTGATTGGTTTGAAGTTTGCGGTATGTTGATTGTGGTTAGCCCAGGTATGTTGCGCCCAGCACCAAAAGCGTTTACGTTCCCGTTAAATTCTTCAATTAGCCTAGCAATTCTTGCGCGTTGCGTGTCTGCCCTGGTTGTAATGCCTGGTGTAACTGCACCTAAATAGTTTTCTATTTCTTGTTGGTTAGCAGTTGCACCAGTTCTGTCCCTAAGCCGCAAATCGACAAGGTTACTTAAAGCGTCAAATAATCTTTGTGCATCACCGCTTGTTGTTCTGCCGATTGCGCTTCCTGACAAGATAGCTATGTCTTGATTGTATTCACCACCTTGCAAATCACCATTAAACATGATGTCAATAACTGTGTTCAAATCATTCTGAGCGGAGGCTAAATTTGACACAAAACGCGCTTCAGTAGCTGATAATTGGGCTGGCTTTTGCCCAATAACAGTTCTTTCATCAGTTTCTGCAACCGCATCACCGGCTTGAGCGGGTGCAGGCTGTGCTGCGCCATTCATCCCTAAAGTTGCAAGTGCATCAAAACCAGGTTGCAAAACTTGCTGTGTGCCGCCTCGCCCGTCACCTATAGTTACAGGGGTTGGTTTTTTAATAAACTCATTCAAAAAAGTCATTCGCCTTGTTTGCTCTGGCGTTCTGTTGGACAAGTTTGCTAAGTCATAAAGTTCAGTTAATGCTGTGCCTGCTGTCAGAGACGGTGGTGAGCCTGTAGTGCCAGAAATGCTATTGATTGCGCCAGTCACTTCATTTTGTTGATAAACTTGACCTTTGTCCGTGGGTAAGCCTGCCGCTGCTGCTTGTTCAGAAGATAAAATTGTCTGCGTTTGCGTTGGCGTTTTTCTCGCTCTGGCTACAGCTAAATTTGTTTCTAGCCCTAATGCAGCAGGCAGAGCTTGTTCTGGATTTACTTGTGCTAGGGCTTGCAGGCTTGGGACTGCGCTCAAATCCATACCAGACAGAGCTTGTGTCAAATTGTCTCTGTATGTGTTTTCACGCTCTGCTAATTGGTCACTTGCCTTGCGTTGTAGGTAAGCCCCCACAAGCGCACTAGAGAGCCTGCCAAGCCCCTGTAAGGGAGATTGTACGGGCGCAGAACTAGCACCTTGCTGCATAAGTGCCTGACCCAATACACGGCGGGGGTCTGTTTGAAATGCACGGTTCAGTTGCTGGAACTGCATTGTTGGTCTAAGTGCCATGTTACCCCCTATCCTAGTAAGTAAGCTGCGCCAAGATTGCCGGCCAAGCCAAACAACCCGCCAAGGTCAGCAGAACGTGATTGCATTGCCTGATTAAATGCGTTTTGTTGCGCTGCCTGTTGCGCTGCAAACGCGCCTTGTGTGTCAATCATGCCAGGTGCAAAGAATGATGCCTGCTGTATCTGTGGGCCGCCAAGCAGCGCAGAAAGCTCGTTAAACTGTTGACCGCGCAGTGCAGTGCGCTCTGCAATGTCTCGCTGACGTTGTTGATTAGAAATCTGATTAGACAAAAGCTGATTAGCAATTTGGTCTTGCCTAGCTGCGTTCGCCAGTTGCGCGTTTGCTGCCGCTTGCGAGAAACCCTGTCCTTGTGAGGCTAGACCAAACTCGCCAGTTGCTGCTCTTTCACCAAACTGTTGTGCGCGTATGTTTCTAGCTTGGTTCACAATGCGGTCTGCTTCTTGTCCCCCAGCAAGCGTTGCCTGCTGTGCCAGCCTTTGTAGCTGTTCACCTTGCTGGGTTTGCAACCTGTTCGTTGCGTCATTGTATGCTTGCGATGTGATGGGTATGCCACGGTTTGCAAGGTTTTGCTGTAACTCTTGAGACTGCCTGTTAAACTCTGGTTGAAGCAAGCCTAGTTGTCTGTTGAACAAAGTTTGCTCGATGTTAGACCGTAGTGCTACAGGGTCGCTGGTAAGTTGCGTGAGGCCACTTGTATCTATGCCTGTGGGTAAAGCCTGGTTTGTTTGTATCGAGCTTTGAAACGCACCAAGGTTTTGTGTTGGGTCAATATCTTGTGCCGCTGTCACGCCAGCAAGTGTGGGGCTTGTTCTGAAAGGGTTCTGAAAATCTGGGTCATCTTGGTAGATAGGATTGCCAGTCGCATCCTGTCCTATCACTGTGCGTCCAGAAACGCGCTCAAAAGCAAGATTGCCTAAGCCTAATCCCGTTCCCTCTTGAGCAGCCCGTAATTGCGCCTGGAACGGCGTTTCTTGTGTGAATGCCGCTGCTCTGCCATCGTCTGGCACTGCGCCCTCAACGAACTGGCCTTGGTCGCCAACAAAGCCAAAGCGCAAGTTTCCATAAGGAGTAAACTGCGTGATACGATTAGCCTGTTCCTGAGCATTAATTAGCTCATTTGGATCAGGTGTTGGCGGCGGTGTTGGCCTTGACTTGCCCATTGCGGTTGCTCCTTAACCATTTACATTCATTATGCAACATGCCCCACACGATGCCGTCATGTGGCGAGTATAGTTGCCTTAGTACACCCTCTTGAGTAAATCCAAGCTGGTGGTTCATTTTCATTGCTTTTTTATTTGATGCGTCACAAGTGACTAGAATGCGATTAACGCCCACTTGCTGAAACGGAAACGCAAAAATCGTGTGCAGGACAGATCGAGTAGCCCATGCACGGGAGGAGGTCGCAATGCTTGCCTCGATCTGCCCATCTCGCCAATCGTGATAAACCACGCCGCCCACAAGCTGGCTGTCACGCTTTATGCCGATTGCAACTGATGGCCCGAACCCTTCGATGTTAAGCCTTTTTGCAACCCAATCTTTTATGAAATCATCTGCACCAAAAACAGTCGTTATCATTTGGCAAAAGCGATCATCAAAACAAAAGAGCCGCCCATCAATACTAAAATCAAAAAGATAAGCATGACTTGTTTGAGAGTTTCCATCATCGCGTGATGCTCTTTGTTTCTTTTTATTTGTTCTTGCTTGGCTTTAAGTTTTTGTTCTTGTATGCGCCTCGCGCGTTCATTGACTATTGACGCAAAAGTGCCAGGGCCAAAACGTAAATCAATCATGGTTGACAACTGTTGACGTTGTTCTGCCGCAAGTTTCCTGTCTATGACCTCTTGCGCTACAGATTTTAGGCTTATGTCTGATGCGCCTGCTTTTTTGTTAGCAGCGCGATTTACCTCTTGCTCCCCACTAAAAAAGTTATCGATATCCTTGGCTATTTCCGAAACGTCTTTTGCAGTGCTTACGCCTTTTTTAATTGCCTCAAACGCGCTTTTGCAGAGCGCAATGCCAGCCAGGGTTTCTGCAAACATTAAATCTCTTCAGGCCAATCAGCTATGGGGGCATTGCCAGTAGGCTGTGGCGGGTCTTGGCTGTCCATCGGGGTATCAAACAAAGCCATAAAACCAGCATGGTCTGCTGCGTCTGTTATAGATTTTTCTATCTGTCCAGATTTGGTGCGAACGGCTGCCCTATATGTACTTACGGCTGAAGGTATTGTTGCTGTGCTGTCTTCTGCTTTGCGGACAACATACCAGTCTGTCGGGGCAAGTAACCCTGCCGCCTGTTCTTTGATGGTTGCTATCCACTGGCTTTTAAGGCCAACCGTCACTACCTGTTCACCCTTTTCGTCTAAAACAGCGTTGCCATCTTCATCCACTGCATTCACGTCATCTAATGCTTTAGGTGTGCTTGCATCCCAGTAAAACCTGTTATCAAAAGATGCCGGTGGATCTTCCCATTTTAGCCCCAATGCTTTCTTGTCTGCGTCTGACCAGATAGCCCAGTTAGTAGGATGGGTTATGCCATCGGCAGACCAGCCACGCCCTTCTCTAATTATCTTGTCACCTAGTTTCCAAGGCATGGTTATCTCCTATCATCGGGCGTTGGAATATTTTGCGGGTTGTTCTGCAAAGGCGAGGTAAATATAGTTTGCAGCACTATAATTAACGCCTGACGAACTTGATCTAATTTTAAAACCATTTGATACGATATCGATTGGAGTGCCTGTTAATTCTGCGTCCGCTAAATCTGGTCGCAAAAAAAAGTTTGCTGGGTTAAATGTATTTCTTGCGCTGTCATAAATATACCAACTTGATGTCGTTCCAGATGTAATTTTAATTAACACAAACGCTGGCCTAAATCCTGTGTGAACAAACCTACCATCACTAGACCCATTGCCCGTGTATGAGCCGACCTTGCTGTAGCCATCAACGCTGTGAAAACAGTAGGCTATGGTGTCTTTTGAGGATGTATTCATGTCTGACCAAGTTCCAATCGTAAATACACTGTCAGTTGGTTCTGTGTTGTTAAAAAATACGGAGTTTGTTGCCGCTTGGTTAGTGGAATTTAAATAAGTAGATTTGGTTGCACCTAAACTACTGTGGTAAGTACCCCACTGCGATGATGAAATGTCCCTTGATTTTAAGATAATAAAGTCAGGAGTAGAGCTAAGACCGTGACCCACTGTAATTACAGAGCCAGTGCCTTGAAAGTTTACGATACTAAACCCTGCTTTAGTATTCGCAGACACAGACGATGTAATTGACCCATCAGTGTTGCTGACCGCAGAGCCGCCAGCCAGCCAGTTCCATGCAACGTAGGTACTGTTTAAGTTATTTTCTGCTGGATTAGTCGCACTAGTTGCGTTCAGTGTAAAACCATCAGAGTCAAATGAATCAATATTATTTGAACCAGTTTGCTCTACATCAGTAGTGCTTGATTGAAGAAATTTATCCGTACCCCTAACCGAATCAAATAGATGATGATTAGATGCGTCTGACCTGCGTTTTAGCCATATCCAATCAGGTTGAAATCCAACTCCTGTTATAGCTAACGGTGCTGACCCAGTGCCAGTATACAACACCGTGTTAAAATGGTCTGCTGGCTCTTCGTCTTGTGCAGGGTCTATGGCAGGGTCGGGTAAGTTGGCTGTGCAAAGAGCTAAAAAGCCTGACGGTGGGCTGTAGTAAAAGTCACCTATGCCATTGTCATCTGCGTTGCCCTGTGCCGTTTCATTACCAAAGAAAGAACTATCAGCCCCAAAATTACCTGACGTTGAGGAGTTGTACCTATTACCAGTTAGAGACAACCACTCATGCCCTGAAGTTAGAGAAAACGTAGTGCCATTAGCTGAACCGTTTTTATAAAACTGCAAAGTGTTAGTGCCGCTATCAAGATCAAGTGCTACACCGATTATATCTCCGCTTGTGTATGTTGAGATAGTTTGCCCAGATGGGCTTCCATTTATGTAGGCTTGGGTTTGTGTTCTATAGTGGACAATATTACCGCCACCATCTGGAGAGCGTATACCAATGCCAGGGTAAAAAGAACTTCCATTTGAGCCTGACCTAATTTCCCAATACCATTTTCCAGAAGAAACCCCTATCGTTGAGTCTGCTCCTATATGAGATGAAGAAGAGTTGTTAGCACTCATGTGAAGATTGCCCTGACTAAATGCACCAGCAGTTCCGTAAAAGTTGCGTCCACTTACACCATTAAAATTAGCAAAGTTATTCGTAGGGCTATCTAACACCACATCTGTTGCCGCTAGGCCACTGGCTGTAAAGTCATTGCCATTGCCGCTGGTGTCATCGCCTAGTGCAGAACTGTCTTGGAACTTTAGCCTAAAACCGTTTGTGCCAAATGTCAGCCCAGATGTGTCTTTGGGTATCCAAATGCCAGCCTTTGTTTCACCAAATGAATCTGCATCTAAAGCAGTACCGTCAATAAAATTGACCTCTGCCATATAACCGTCCATATCTGAGGACTGATTGAAATTGTTTCCAATGTAGTGTGCATTATTATTTCCAATAAAACTTTGGTGAGCAGTTAATGCTGTGCTTGTTGTAATATCTTGATTTTCACCGTTAATGTAAACTTTAAATTCTTCAGAGCCTGATGTGCCATTGAATTTTACAACCACATTATACCAAGCAGTTGGGTCAACAAAATGACCAGTTGTATATGCAAATAACTTTACACTTCCCCCTACAGTAGAATACACACCTATTTGGCCTGTAGTGCCAGAAGAATAAATAGGTATTTGAGTATAGTTAGTGCTGTTAGAATAACCCTGTAATAAAACTTTACTGTTTGTAGAATTAGAAAATTTTACCCAACAAGAAAAAGTAAATATTGTGCCGCCAGAACTGCTAAATGTTTTGCTTAGATAGGGGTTGTCACCATCTTCAAACCGCAAAGATTGGTCTATGGTATGCGAGTAAAACCCAGAAGCAGATGAATACATCCACTGCGATGAACCAAACGGGCCGCTCATTAGGCAAACGCCAACTGAGGCGCACCCAATAGGATGCGGCCTGATGCAGCCACCACATAAGGGACAATGTCTGTTGTGCTTGCTGCTGATGATAGTGTAAGGCCAGCACCCCCAGCAGTCTCATAATCTGTGCCAAGGCTAACTGTTCTGCCGCCTGTGCCATCCTGGATCAAAACCAAAAACCCGCTCTGACCAACTTGTTCTGTAGATGGGTTTGCAAGCGTCACATTACCTGTGAGGGTAAGTACATGGTTTTGATTGGCAGCAAAATCTAATGTCACAGAGCCAGTGTTGCTGGTGTCTGTGTTGGTTGTAGCAAGAGCAGTGCCGCTCACAGTAACACCGTTTGCTGTGGTTTCTATTTTTTTGCTGTTATTGTGATAAAGCTCAACAGCCCCGTCATCTATGAATTTTGCAAGTGTTTCGCCTGACCCTTCGACATTTAATGTGCCAGCAACGGCCAGGTGTCCATCTGTGCCATCCCAATGAATTGAAATATCATCGCCCGTACCAAAGGACGCTTTTGCATTGTCAGCAAACTCAAGCCTGTTATCAGACGCATCAAAAACAATGTTATGGCTTGCACCAGTAAAGGTAACGTCGCCTGTAAACGCGCCCCCAGCAAGAGGCATGGCAGCTATATCAGAAAGCACCTCTGCCGCAGAACGCCCCTCAACAGCCGTGCCATCAACCCTTAGAAAATCATCATCTGCAACACCGCTTGTGAATGTTGCTACATTTCCGCTAGATATGCCGCTGGTCGGCAGTTGTGATGTGAGAGCCATCGTGCCTGCACTAGCTGGCAAAACCACTGTGACGTTGCCTGAATATGCAGAATGTGGTGACGCTTGCAGTTGTGTGTAGTGCGCGTTACTGGATTCACAATAGAATCTTACATAAGATTCGGAACCACCATTTTTAATGGATATCGCACCTGACTCCATATCAATGCCGTTTGTGCCGTCTACCCTCACAACGCCCGTACCGTTTGGCGTTAGCGTAATATTGCCGCTTGATACGCTTACAATATCCTGACCATTAACATCGAGCGATCCCCCAAGCTGGGGAGTCGTGTCGTCAACAACATTTGATATTGCGCTCGATGTGGCAAGCCCTGCAACTATCGCGCTGCGTTCAATCTTTTTCAAACCGCCGCCAGAAGTATCAACAGCTAAAAACACATCATCATTTGCAACAGTTGATATTGATGACAGGCTTGTAATGCTCACAGGGTTGAAGTTTGTGCCATCAGCAATGAGCAAATGGCCGGCTGTGTTTGTTGACATAGTTATGTCATCGCCAGTCACTGTCAGGTCGCCAGTTATTGTTACATCACCCCCAGCAGTCAGATTGCCGCCTATTGCAGTGGTAGAGCTTGCAACCGTGGCGTTAGGAGTGTGTGTGAAGTAGCTGACAAAACTGCCAGATATTTTTGAATCCAGTGTGAGTGTGCCACCATCTGCAATCGTCATTTTATGATGATCTGCGTTGTCATCGCCCTGGTCAGCTTTCAATACTATACCAAGGGCAGCACCTTCTACGGCTGCCGCTATCTCTAAACTGTCATTCGTAGTTTCGTCATATTGGATGGTTATGTCTGAGTTTGTGCCAAGGGTTATGGTTTTGTTATCAGGCAGGGTGATGCCTTGGGCAAACGGGATTGCGGCTGTGCAAGTCTGACTGCCATCCTTCAGGATTGTTGTTGTCAGGCCAGTTGCAAAACCATCAAGTTCTGTATCAAACTTGCTTGCAAGAATTTTAACGCCATTATCCCTGTCTGTTGTGCAGTCAAATGTGCGCGTGAAAGTTCCGCTGGAAAAAGGCATTACATTGGCCCCCCTTGCTCAAAGGTATAGTGTGCGCTGATAAAGCTGATGGTTTGTGAGTTTGTTGCTACTTTGACTCGCAAAGCCGCGCTATATCCAAGCTGGTTGATTGCTTTCCGCCGCCTGGTTGTGCCTGCACCAGCAGAGTCAGCCCAGAAAAAATCGTCATAGGTTGCAACGTCCCAGGTTGCCAGATTGCTTGCAAAAGTCACTGCTGCAACCTCAATAGTGCTAGGCGGTTTCTGATCAACGCCTACGCCAAAACTAAAGTCTACGTCTGTCAATCCTTCAAGCATTGGCTGCACAGAACTGAACCTTTTGATGCCAGCCCTGTCATTAAAATAGTTGTAACTGGTGCTTAAATCGCCAACGATGTTTTCATCATTGTCTGAGTCACCGCCAACCTTGAAAACCTTGCCATCTGAACTGCCAAAAAAGGTGTCGCCGTTAAACTGGCCCCAAACATGTGAGGCCATATTTTCAAATATGCACCAGGCTCTAATGATTGGATTGAAAACGTGCTGGTTGAAGGGGTCGTTTGTGTCGCCCGTTGGATAATTAAAATAAACCTTGTCCCCGTCTGGGCTAACAAAAATCTGCCAACCTGTGCTCGTGCCTGTTAGTTTAACCTGGTTAATCACAGTGCCTCTTATCTTTTCAGATATGGCCTGTGCTTTGTTGCCTATTAAATCCTGTCGTACAACCTGGCTAAGTGGCAGATAACCCTCTCTGGTCATCACAATCACATCGCCGCCCAGCTTCGCAATTCCACGCTTTTCATTGACAGGTTCTGCTATTCTGAACGTACCAACCAGCGCAAAATCACTGCTGGGGTTAGAGCCGCTATAGATAAGCACCTCACCTGAAGTCATTATGATGGCAAGCAAGTCATCAACGCCCTCACCGCCATCTATAGACAGGCTGTTGATTGACAAGATGTTACCACCGAATGTGCCAACAAGCCCAACAGGAAACTTCGTGAAGTTGCCCTGGAAGGTGTCTACAGACGCGCTGTAATAAAAGTTTTGGCTCGTGCCTGTCCAATAATACACACGGTTTTTATGAGCATGGACACCTGTAAGTGTGTTTGGATTTACACTATCAGACAGTGTGATGGACAAGTCTGACGCACTAGAGCCATTCCAGCTAAACGGTACA